CAAACAAATTATTACTTGGGGTGTAGGTGATTATAAAACAGATAGAACTGATATAACTTATATTAAATGTAAAAATGAAAATCAGTTGTTATTTGAGTTTATGAAGTTTTGGATTAAAAACTATCCAGATGTTATTACTGGTTGGAATACTAAATTCTTTGATTTACCTTACTTAATGAATAGAATTAAAATGATTGCTGGTGATAAGGTGGCCAACAAGATGTCGCCTTGGAACTTAATTCATAGAGAAGAAATAGTTGTAAGAGGTAGACCTCAAACAGTATATACTTTATATGGTATTACAAACTTAGATTACTTAGATTTATACAAATGGTTTATACCACAAAGACAAGAGAGTTATAAACTTGACTTTATCGGTGAGTTAGAACTTGGCCGTGGTAAAGATGAAATGCCTTATGATACATTTAAAGATTGGTATACTAAAGACTTTCAATCGTTTGTTGATTACAATATACAAGACGTAGAAATTGTTGATGGTTTAGAAGATAAACTAGGCCTAATTGACTTATCATTAACTGTTGCTTATGAAAGTAAAGTAAACTATGGTGATATATTTTCACAAGTTAGAGTATGGGATACTTTGATAGCAAATCATTTAATGAAAAAAAATATTTGTGTACCTCCAAGAGAAGAACATTTAAAAGAAACAAAATATGAAGGCGCTTATGTAAAAGAGCCTCAACTTGGTCAACACAAATGGGTGGTGTCGTTTGATATTAACTCTCTATATCCACATATTATCATACAATATAATATTTCTCCAGAAAAGATTATAGGGGTTAAGTCGTCTGGTGTTTCAGTAAACAAGATGTTAACTCAATCTACACCACTCACACATTTAAAAACTGAAGGCGCTTGTATAACACCAAACGGTGCTTTGTTTAAAACTGACAATCAAGGTTTTTTACCTGAGATGATGGAATCAATGTACAATGAACGTGTCATTTACAAAAAGCGTATGTTAAAAGCAAAACAACAATATGAAAGAACTAAAAATAAAGAACTTGTAAAAGAAATATCTCGTTGTCATAATATTCAATGGGCAAGAAAGATTGCTTTAAACTCGGCTTACGGTGCTGTAGGTAATCAATACTTTAGATATTATGATGTAAGACAGGCAAGTGCCATTACAACAGCAGGTCAATTTATTATTCGTTTTATTGAAGAAAAAGTAAATGAATATTTAAATCGTATATTAAAGACACACGATAAGATAGATTACATTGTGGCTTCTGATACAGATTCAATTTATGTTACACTTGATAAGTTAGTAGAAAAAACTTGTGAGGGTAAAGATAACGAACAAGTATGTAATTTCTTAAACAAAGTTGTAGATAGCAGAATTGAACCATTTTTAGAAAAGTGTTTTGGTGAATTAGCTGACTATACAAATGCTTTTAAAAATTGTATGGTAATGAAACGAGAAGTAATTGCCAACAAAGGTATTTGGGTTGCTAAAAAAAGATATATGTTAAATGTATTAGATGAAGAAGGCGTTAGACTAGCAGACCCTAAACTAAAGATTATGGGTATTGAAGCTGTGAAGTCATCAACACCACAAGTTTGTAGAGGTAAGATTAAAGAAGCCATTAAGATTATTATGTCAAAAGAACAATCTGATTTACATAATTTTATTTCTGAATTTAAAAAAGAGTTTTTTCAAATGTCAGCTGAACAAATATCTTTTCCTAGAAGTTGTAATAATTTAAGAAAATACAGACACGCTAGTGATGTGTTTATTAAAGGCACACCAATTCACGTGAAAGGTGCTTTGATTTACAATCATCAATTACAACAATTTAAATTACAAAACAAATATCCTTATATACAAGAGGGTGATAAAATTAAGTTTTTAAAATTAATAGAAGCTAATCCATTTAAGTTTGATGTTATAAGTTATATTACCAAACTACCTACTGAATTTAAATTACAAGAATATATTGATTATGAAACACAGTTTGAAAAAACATTTTTAGATCCTATGAGATTTATATTACAAGCAATTGGTTGGGAACACGAACAGAAAGCAAGTTTAGAGGCATTTTTTGGATGATGGATTTAATAATATTTTATTTAACTATTTTTTGGGCATTTAGATTTGGTCAAATACTAGCATTTAATCCTGTGATTAGAGTATGGCACCTATTCGCTTTTTACATACTAATTAAATTTGTAATGATGAGTTATGGATATAAGTAGTATAAACAAACAATACAAAGTAATTTATGCTGACCCTCCGTGGTATTTTAAATCATATTCAGAAAAGGGAGAGGGAAGGAACGCCACTAAGCATTATAAGTGCGCTGGCCTTTCTGACATTATTTCTCTACCTGTTAGCAACCTTGCTGAAGGCAATTCCACCCTTATAATGTGGGTGACCGATCCGTTTCTACAACAAGCATTTAAAGTTATAGAGGCGTGGGGTTTCACTTATAAGACAGTTGCTTTTACTTGGGTTAAACAAAACAAAAACAATAACAACTATTTTAAAGGTTTAGGTTATTGGACAAGAGCAAATCCAGAGATGGCGTTATTAGCCACCAAAGGTAAACCTCGAAGAATGTCTAGTAATGTAGATCAGTTAGTTGTATCGAATCGTAGAGAACACTCCAGGAAACCAGATACCGTTTACCAACGAATTGAGGAGCTACTGGAGGGGCCCTACATAGAACTATTTGCTAGGACTAAAAGACCTGGTTGGGATAGTTGGGGTAATGAAGTAGGTAAATTCTAATGGCATTGACATTATCAATATTATATGTTATAATGATTTACTTATTTGTAACACTTTTATTATATTTATGGAACAAAGAAAAACTTTAAACAAAGAACAAGCCTTATATTGTGCTGGTATATTCAATGACTATTTTTGTCAATTTGATAGAATAGATCAGTATATGAGAGATCAAAAGTTATCTCAATTAGACGCCACAGTATCAGCTAGTTTACCAGGTATGGGTCCTGAAACTGAAATATTTGATAACTTTGATATGTCGCCTGAAGAAATGAACTTTGAGATTGATATAATTGCTAATGAGAGATTTGATACATTATTAAATATGATTTCTTCTCATACAAATATGTCAAGTGTTCCTGGTAAAAATCTAAAACTAGCCATTAGAGAAACAAATACAAATAAGTTTGTAGGTTTTATTAGATTGGCTTCACCTGTAATTAATATGAAACCTCGTAATCAATTATTAGGTAATGTACCTGAACTTACAACATTTAATAAAACGGCGATTATGGGTTTTGTAATTGTGCCATCACAACCTTTTGGTTATAATTATCTTGGTGGTAAACTATTAGCGGCCATTTGTTGTACACACGAAGTTAGAAAGATGATGAATGACAAATACGATATGAACTTAGTTTTATTTGAAACAACATCTTTATATGGTAATAGTAAATCATCAAGTCAATATGATGGTATGAAACCTTATTTAAGATATAGAGGTTTAACTGATAGTGACTTTATACCTTTAATACACGGTAAACCTTACCACGATTTGGCTAACTTTGTAGAAAATAAAGTTGGTAAATTAGTAAAAGATGACGCTTCAAGTAAAAAGTTAAAACTTACAACTGCTATTATTAGTTTGGTAAAAAGAAGTTTAGATGGTACAGATTTAGAAAAGTTTAACACAACTATTAGTAATGCTAAAAAATTAACTGAAAGAAAAAGATATTATACAAGTGGTTTTGGTATTAAAAACTACATTGATATTGTAAATAATAAAACTACAGAAATTGTTAAAGACGAAAATTACGATAAACATTACCTAAATAATATTGTAGAGTGGTGGAAGAAGAAAGCAACCAATCGTTATAACAATTTAAAAAATGAAAATCGTTTGAGAAAAGAGCTTGAAATATGGTCACCGAGTGCACAAATACAAATTATCAGATGATAACAAAAAAAGATTACGAAGATTTAAAAGAGTATTGGGACTACCAAAGAAAAGTGCAATACAATAAAGAGATTGTACATAATATGGCTGAACAATTTGAAAATAGAGTTTATAATGATTTTGGTATGGTTGATTTAAAAGAGATGAAAGA